GCTAAAGGTTTACCTGCAATAGGCCTAGGAGCAATGGCACCAGGAGTAGCAATAGCTTATGGAGCTTATGAGATGTCAATATTACTTACAGATGCAGCACAAGCATACAATAAGATGCAGACAACTGATGAAGGTTTTTGGGAGAACTTTGGTGAGCTGTCTGATAAGTATTCAATAGCTTACAAAATAAGTAAACCTGTGTATGATATAATACTAGATAGCTTAAATGACGATTTAACAGAGGAAAAGGATGAAGAAATATTATTTTCTTTTAATAGATAATGCTTACTAATCAATTTACATTTCAACCTGAAGAGATTATTGAGATAGATGGTGTTATCTATGCAGTATTTTTTGACACAGATGAAGCACTTGGTGACTTCCCTATACTTGCAAAAGTGGATAATCCTAACTTTTTATCAGAAGGTGTAGAACCAGTATCATATGATGCAACAACATTTGCAGCAAAATATGGATATGCATTTAGAGGACATGAAGATTTATTAGTAAGTGAGATACAACAAGGGGAAGAACAACAGCCATACAGAGGCGTGTTTGATGCAATTGAAAATCAGTTTGAAACAAAAGCAAAAAAAGATGGTATGAAATGGTTACTTGATGTAGATGTACAAGCTGCATTTTTAGCAGCTAGTTTAACTGGAGTACCTGTATCAGAAGATGATTTAGCAGGTACAGCTTGGTATACAAGCTCAACTGCAAACGAAAGAAAGTTTATGTTGAAATATTATTCTGACCCTGATGGAGTGAAAAAAGACATGACTACAAACATTGCAAATATTACAAAAGGTATTATATCAAGAAACATGCAAGGACCAGTTAATGACCTTGCAGAAGCATTGGCTGTAGCAGTAACTACATTTCAAATAGATGCAGATGAAGTAGATACCTTATTAGATTACATAGATGATGAAACATATCTAAATTTATTGGGAGGTAAAGACTTATTACCTGAAAGTTTACAACCATTTATAGGTAAATTTACTGGTGTAAATACAGGACAATCAACCGCTAAAGGATTTATTGTAGACACTTTAGGTATCAACGCATACGAAGCTATGAAACAAACAGGAGCATTTTATAAAATTGCTGCAAGAGTTAGAGCAGGAGATATAGAAGGCGTGAAAAATGAATTACAAATGCAACACGATACCTTGTATCCTATGTTCAAAGGTTCTAACTTTGGTACTTGGAATGGATATTATTCTAATAGAGCATCAAGACTTATTAATGCAACTACAGGTAATCAAATAGTAGAGCTAACACCTAATCAAAAAGATACAGTGAACGAAGCAATAATTGCAGCTAATGGTGATTACATGGAATTTGATAAACAAATTAGAAGTAAGTTTATTAACAGCCCAGGAATTAAAAATCAATTATTAAATGACTTAGCAACAAGAGTGCCACAAGCCTATTCGGGAGTATTTAACTAATGGTTATTATAGGTAGAAATCCTTTAACAGGAGAACAAGAATTTTTTGTTGACAAAAAGACTGCAAAATTAAGAGGTTCTGTAGATATAGAAGAGGTTGAAGGCCAAGGTAAAAAGGAAGATAAAGTAGTAGAAGCTACTACTGGGGTTCCAACTGAAAGTGCAGGCCTTGCAGAGTTAGCAAGTGCAGAAAGTAAAGCACTGGATATCATACAAGATTTTCTAAAAACTTTTGAAGGTTCAAATATTTATGGTGACGATGATGATGAAGATGATGACCCTAAGTTTGAAGAGGAGACACAAACATATAATCCAACTAAAGATGATGCAGCTGCTTTATATCCATACTTTCCTTCCAACATACTCGATGATTTAATTATGAAATGGACTGAAACAGGAAGTATTGATATAGCTCTAGCAACAGTCAGAGGTAGCGATGCTTTCTCTAATGCATTTCCTGGTATTCGTAGAGTAGATGGTTCATTAAGAATGACAGAGATACAATACTTAGAACTTAAAGATAGTATGAAAGACCAACTTAGAAATTACAATTTAAATCCTGATGTGTTTGCTAATGAAATAATAGAAGCAATAACAGGTGATGTAAATATACAAGAGTTTACAGCTAGATTACAATTTGGGTATGAGCAATTACTCAACAATAAAGAAGAAGTATTACAAGTTTTTAATGAACAGTATGGCTATGGACTAGATGAAACAGTTTTATTTGCTATGTTTATCAGCCCTGATATATCACAATCAGTATTAGAAAATCAAATATTAGTTTCGCAGATACTTGCTGAAGCAGAAATCTCCACTACAGAAATAGGTTTAAGTACAGCAGAAAAGTTTGTACAAGCTAATATATCACAGCGAGATGCTGCACAAGTATTTTCTAGAACTGAAGAGTTATCAGGACTTGTAGGAGTAGGCGCTCGTAGAGGAGTATCTATAACTGAAGAAGATATAGCTACAGGATTAGCAGGTTTATCTCCACAAGAATTAGCATTAATTAGAAGAACACAAGCAACATCAGCGTCTGAAAGTTCTATACAAGCAGGTGCTGCAACTACACAAGAAGGACAAGTCACTGGATTAGTTGAAGAATAGATACTTGTTTAAACAGCTTGCATTCTTAAATTACATGATATAATAACTATTGACGCTCTACTAAGGCCGGGCGGTTAAACTAGACCTAGGTTACGAAAACTGTCTTGATGCCTACATACAAGACACGCAAAATAAATAACATGTAGCAGAACCCAGTGCATTACATAGATGGCACTTGCTTAAATATTATTTATAGATAAAGGAGACAATACATGTCAGAAGAAATAACTAATGAGACTGAAGTTCAATCAGCTCCTGGAGATAAGAACTGGAAAGCAATTCGTGAAGAGAATAAAGCTCTGAAGGATGAGCTAGCACAGTATCAAGTCAAAGAGAGAGATGTACTTTTTCAAGAGATTGGATTAGACAGAACTAAAGGTATTGGTAAAGCAGCCGACCAAATGTACGAAGGCGATTTAGCTGCAGATGCATTAAAAGCATTTGTATCTGAAGAGTTCGGAGAAGAAGTATTTGGACAGCAAGACAGTTTTCGTGAGACAGTAAATGCAGGACAAGATAGATTAGACAATCTAGCTAGCCAAGCACAAGCTGTAAGTGCTAACACAAGTGTACAAGAACAGATTGCTGAAGCTCAACAAACCGGTCGAGTTAGAGACAGTATTGCTACAAAAATGAAAGCTCTAGAAGAGCTTGAAAAAAACAAGTAGCGTTTAGGAGAAAAGCTCCTAAACAGAATTAGGAGATTATTATGGGAGCAATAGGCTCACCCGACCCAATCTCGGTATCCGAGATTAATAACTTTACTGGGGAACTCTTTAAAGTTGGTGCAAGAAGAACACCTTTACTATCAATGGTTGGTGGTTTAAATGGTGGCAAACTTCTTAACTCTCCTGTTTTCCAAACCCAAAAAGTAGATACACCTACAGTCAACTCTTATACAGCAGTTGCCGAAGGTGGAACACCTGCTTACTTTGGTAGAAGCAGAAGTTCTGCAATAGACTGTGTGCAAATTTGGAACCAAGGTATTAAACTTACCTATTCCGCAATGGCATCAACAGGCTATTTGAACTCACAAGCTATGGAAAGTGGGACTAAGGCTTTTGAAGGACAAAACCCTATAAATGATGAAATGGCATTTCAGTTAGAAGAACTACTTAGCAAAATCGCAAGAGAAGTTGAGTACGAATTCTTTAATGCTACATTCAATGATGGAACAGATGGCAACCCAAGAGAGATGAGAGGTCTCGCACAATGGGTAGCAGCAGCAAATGGTTCATCAGCATTCGCACATGATACAACTGCCAATGGTTCCGGAGATGCACAAGGTCTTGACTTTGATGCAATCGCAGAAACATTGAAGTTAATGTATGATAATGGCGCACCAATGGCAAACCCTGTACTTTTCGCAAGACCAGGCTCAATCTTAGACTTGAACCAAAACCTTGTTAAAAGTGGTTCTAATCAAATGGCAATCTTGCCAAGAGATAGAAATGTTGCAGGCGTAAACATTGACACAATCATTACACCATTCGGAAATATTGGACTTGCAGTGAACGAATATGTTCCTGCTGACCAAGCATTCGTATTGGATATGTCTTATCTAGATGTTTGTTTCTTAAACATCCCAGGAAAAGGCGGAGTATTCGTAGAGGATACAGACAATGATGATGCAGCCGCAGTATCAAAGCGTGTCTACATGGAAATTGGTCTTGATAAAGGACCTGCCGAGTATCACGCAGTTATCAATGGCGTAAGCTAAAGATATATATTTGAAGATTAGGGTGGAATTCCACCTCCACCCTTTTCTTCTGTTAGAATAATAAAAAAAGATTTAGGAGATTAAATGCCAGTTGCAGGTAAAAGTTTATACAAAACAAAAGCGGTCACAATTGATATATCAGAAAGTGCTACAATAAGTACAGCAATAGATACAGATGGATTGTTACTATCAGGAATTATTTTTCCTGCCGCTATGACAGGTGCAAACTTAACTTTTCAAGTAGCTTCTACTAACACAGCAGGAACCTTTAAAGCGTTAAAGGAAACTGATGGAACAAATGTAACTTATACAATCACTGCCGATGCTCATGTTAGAATAGACCCTAGCGGATGGGCCGGAGTAGGTGCTATAAAAGTTATATCAGATGGTACAGAAGCAGCAGACAGAGTAATTAAATTAGTATTCCACTCAGCATAAAGGAGTAAAATGAGTACAGATATAAGAGGCCTCATAGATAGGACTTATAGAGAGTATCTTGAACCTATGGAAGACATTGTTAGTTATACAGTGTTGTCAGGTGATATAAATAGTACAGATACATCAGTTAGTTTTAATGGTGACTTACTTTCTATCGAAGAAGAAGACGCTTTAGACGCAGGTGCAATTATTGAGATAGGCCAAGAGCTTATGATTTGTACTCAATTAAACACTGTTACAAACATTATTACTGTAACTAGAGGAGCAAGAGGAACTACTGCAGTTACACATTCAACAGGAGATGTTATAAAAATTACTCCACCTTTTCCTAGAGTTAATGTATTCAATGCAATCAAAGACCAAATAGAAAATTTATATCCAACACTATATGCAGTAGAGACACAAACAATATCTAGTGCAGTAGGTTATGTAGCTTTAACAGGTGCCGATGATGATAGAATTGTTGCACCATTAAAAGCAGTATCACAATATCAAGAACTAGATGCAGGTAATCAAACCACTGTGCAGTTTAGAGGAGTTGCTATGGAACTTATAGATGTACCAACTACTGTGACTGCATCAGGTAAAGTTGTACAGTTCTCAGGTGTAAGTAATGGAGTAAATGTACACTGCACTTTTAAAAAGAAATTTGGAGAAGTAAAAGATTATGATAGTGATGGTGACGCAGAAGACACTACACTAGCAGAGATAGGTTTAGAGACAGAGTATGAACCTATTATTATGGCCGGAGTTGCTGCACAAATGATATCGGGTAAAGACATACCTGCCTACACAGCAGATTACATTACAGAACAAATGCAAGTAACAAATTATCCAGTTAACTCTTCATCGAATATAAGAAATTCTTTACTTCAATATCAACAAGTGTTAATAAATCAAGCGAGAAAAGATTTAAGAGCTAGGTATCCTGAGCCTGTCAGTGTAAACAGCGTGGTATATCCAAGTGCCTAGAGTAGCTACAACCAGTGTTATTAATAACCCAAGAAGATATGGGTATGATGTTCGTATAGATACATTACTTCTTAGGTCTGCAGTTGGTCCAGGAAGAGAAATGCAGATACAATCATCTGATATACAAGAAGGACAAATAAATGTTAAACAAAACCCTGAAGATTTTACATCTAACTTAGGTCGTATCTATTCAAGAAATAATTTTACAGGTGGACAAGGACTAGACACAGCACATAGAGCTAATGGTACACCTAAAGATACAACAAGATTTTGGGATAGCAAAGGTGTAGATGTATTTCATGCAGATGATGAGACATCTTATAACTTACATTTGTTATTTACAACAGAAGATAAAAATGTAAGAGGGTTAGATACAACATTTGCAGGTAGCAATAACTATTTAGCACAGACTACTAATGGTGACTTATATGTTACTGATACTAATGTAATTTATAAATCTACAGACAATGGTGTTACTTGGTCAGCAGTAACTACAGGTCTTACCATAAACTACAACTTTACAGGTATAGCTTCAGTAGGAGATATGATATTTGCTACAACTGCAGATGGAACAAGCAACTCAGAGCTTATTAAGTTTGATGGTACATCTACTTGGTCAGAGGAAACAACAGCACAATCTTCATCAGGAGGTTTAAATGGTGTGTGGTTTGCAAAAGGACAGCTGTTTATATCTGCTGACGATGGAACAGTAGAGAGAGTATGGGCAGTAAGTCCATTTAATAAAACTTGGGGAGGTGGTGATTTGGGAGATGGAGATGCAATCATAACTTTTGAAGACAGTCATCATGTGTCACAAGTTGTAGATGCAGGAGCAGTTGTTTTAGTTGCCTCTACAAATGGTGATATATATTCTGTAAAAGATGTTGATGGAACTATGACATTAAAAGGACAAACAAATATACCTTTTGAAGAAGTACATTGTATTGCAGCATCAGAAGGTATTGTATTTTTTGGTACAAAAGAAATGTCTAGAAATGTAGGTAGATTTTATCGTGCAGATTTAGTTGTTGCTAATGACTTATATGTTTTAGCTAACAGACAGTTAGTAAAAGAATGGGTTATATACGATACAGATGGAATTACTTTGATAGATACAACACCTAAACACATGTTTGTTTCAAGAGATAGTGTGTATTGTGGTATAAAAGAAAGTGATAGTGAAAGTTATCTATGGAGATACTACTTACCTACTGCAGGATTTGCTAGAGATTTAGAAATAGGTGCATCAGGTTACATATCAGGTATCACAAACTCTAATGGTAAATTTGTCGTTGTAGTAGAAGGACAAGATGTATTTAGAGAAACTGATTTGTACGAAAGCACAGGTTATCTTATAACATCAGCAGCAGATTTCTTTACAGCAGAGAGTAAACAATTTGTTGGTGCAGAAGTATCAACATTTAGTATGCCTAATAATACAGATGTAGAACTAAGGTTTTCTAATGTATTTGAGGATTTAGATAATCCATCTAGTACAAGCTACAGTCTTGCATTGAAACAAACAGAAGGTGTTGGAGATACAGAACAACAGATAAGTCCTGTTGCAAGATATATTATAGGTAAATTAGTTTTAAATTCATCAGATGGTTTAAACACACCTAAAGTTAAATCCTTACAGTTTCGTGCATTGGCTAGACCTGAGTTGGTAGTAGCACAGATACCTATAAATATTAGTGATAGAGTAGAAAGACCAAATAGAAAACCTGTAAAGGTAAAAGGTTTAGGGGATGCTCTTTACAACAAATTGCGACAACTTGAAGGAGATGCTGTTACTTTAGAATTATTTGACCCTGATGAAATTATTAGAGGTGTTGTAGAAAAAATTAGCTACCCTGTACAAAATAATACAGAAGTAGGTTCTGTTACACAGTATGCAATCATTACAGTAAGAGGAACTAGACAACCTGTTCTAACAACAATGTCTAGCTCAAATGCTTTTGGTGTAGGAGCATTAGGTCAGTTAAGATTTGGTGGGTAAAAAAAATATGGTAAACTAAAAATAATGTCAATATTTTTAATATTAAAAGAAGGCGGTAGTCTAGGTATAGATACTATAGGTAATAAACCAATAGATGAAGATTTAGATTTGTTAGCAGAAACAATAATTCCTGCTACACTTGGTTTAGCTACTTTTGGATTAGCTACTTTTGGTAAAAATAAAATTGTAGTCGGTGGTACTGAAAGCTAACATGGAGAAAAATGACAGCGCAACAAATTAATTATAGTAACTTTTTTGAAACTACCTTAGATGGTAATGTTGGTGCATCAGATACTAACTTAACACTATCTGCAGCACCTACTACAAATGGAACAAATGCTATAGAAGCACCTTTTTATTTAGTAATAAATCCTGATAATGCCAAAAGAGAAGTTATCTTAGTAACAGCTTTTTCAGGAGTAACTATGTCAACTGTTGAAAGAGATAAAGAAGGTAGACATTCTCCTGATATTGGTCATACAGATGGTGATATTGTTCGTATGGCAGTTGTTGGAGAAATGTTTGAAGACTTACACGACCAACTTACATCGGGAACTTTAGAATTAACAAATAAAACTTTAACAAGTCCTGTACTTAATACAGGAGTTAGTGGTACTGCGGTCTTAGATGAAGATACATTGTCATCTAACAGTGCTACAAAACTAGCTACACAACAATCTATTAAAGCATATGTAGATAGCGGTGCTACTACAATGGCTAACAAAATATTAAAAGACTATGCAGAAACAGAAAATGCATTAGGTACAACATCAGGTACAACATTGTCGATTAATTTAGCTCTTGGTAATTGTGCTACTGTAACATTAGCACACAACATAGATGATATAGACTTTACAAATGTACCAACAGATTTTGCTACTCTTACTTTAGTAGTAACACAAGATGGTACAGGTAGTCGAACAATGGATATTGATGAAATAACTGTTAATGCAGATGCTCATCAAACAGCTAAGACTGCAGGTGGTGCAGGACTAACACTATCAACAGCAGCATCAGCTGTCGACATACTTACATTTTTGTTTGTAGATGAAACACCATATTTATTTAGTCAACTAGCTTTCGCATAATGGCTCCATTAGGTGCAGCTAGAGCATTAATTACTGCAGGTGGTGGAGATTTAGGTAAATTAGAATTAATTGAAACTAAAACAATAACAAGTGCAGTTTCAACTTTAGATTTTGATGATTTAGGAAGTTACGAGGTTCACTTATTTACCATTAATGATGGCTATAACACTAGCAATGGTAAAGGTATGGCAATAAGACTTTATGAAAGTGGAGTATTAGAAAGTGGTAGTGTTTATCAAATGGCTAACCAAGATTGTACACCAAGTTTTTTTGCAGAAGATAAAGGCACTACAAAGACTTCTTTTAGATTTGGTAATAATACTTCAACAAGTTATACACAAAGTAACATTAATGGATATTTATATTTTTATAATTTTTTAGACAGTTCAAAACATAGTCACGCAACAACACACTTTTCTGGTTGGAGTAATAGTAATGAAATTCAATCAACATTTGGTGCAAATGGTCTACCTCAAGCAAGTACTGTAAATAAATTTCAAGTTATGGCTTTTGATGTTGGTGCATTTACAGGCTCATTTTCTCTATATGGACTTGCAGAAAGTTAGAATATGGCTGGAAATTTAGAACTTATAAATAAAAAAACTTTTAGTTCAGTATCTACTGTAAATGTTGATAATGTTTTTTCAGCAAAGTATGATGTCTATAAAATTACATTAGATACAGGTGGGCAATATGGCTTGTTAAAATTTTTAGATAGCTCAGGAACTCTTACAACAGATGGGGCTTATGATACTGCAAGATTAAATTTAAAAACTAATACAACTTTTTCAGAAACTAGAATTGAAAATGAAAGTGCAGGAATGTATGCTTTTAGTGAAAGTTCTGGAAGTGGTGCAGGTGGTGGAAATGTTCTTTATGTTTTTAATCCATTTTCATCTAGTTCTTATACTTTTGTAACTGCACAAACAGTTGACATTAATAATACTGTTGCTTTTAGAATTGCAAAAACAATAGGTGCTTATAAAAATACACAAAGTCTTAGAGGGTTTAGCTTACAAGCATTAGCAAGTGTAAGTGGAACATTAGTAACTTATGGAGTTAAAGGATAAACAATGGCAGGTAGCTTAATAAAAATAGATGAAGAAATAGTTTCATCAGCAGTAGCAAGTGTATCTTTAACAGGTATTGATAGCACTTATGATGTGTACTTATTGATTATGAATAATGTTAGCCCTGCTAATGACAATAAAGATTTATATATGCAATATATTAAAGCTAGTGATAGTTCAACAGATAGCACTGCAAATTATGATTACGCAACAAAAGGTTTATTAACTAGTTTAAGTTTTCAAAATAATGCCAATACAAATCAAACTCAATTTACATTGCAGTATGCAAGAGGAAGTGCAACTAATGAACAAGATAATAATTTATTATATTTGTTTAATACTTATTCAAGTGCAGAATATAGTTTTTACACGCTTGAAGGTAGTGGTTTAAACTTTGCAGGTGGTCTTGGTTCAGAACAAGGTGGTGGAGCACATTCCGTTGCACAAAGTAATTCAGGGGTAAAATTTACTTGGGAAAGTGGAGGAAATTTTGCAAGTGGAACATTCACTTTATATGGTTTAAAAAAGTAATAGTAAAAGAAGTATGCTAACATAGGAGATATTATGGCAACAAAAGAAGAACTACAAACCCAAGCTGATGCTGAGATAGAGGCAGCAAAACCTTTATATGCACTGGTTAATAATGAGCGTAGAGAGTTTACTGATGCTGAGTATGCCCAAGCTAAAGTTGATTTAGGCAATAACAAATGGAATGAACAACAGTTTGGTTATATAGAAGCTAGACAAGAAGCGTATGGTTCTATTGGCGACCAACTTGATATGCAATATAAAGATTTGGTAGATGGTACAACTGTTTGGAAAGACCACATAGCTAAAGTTAAATCAGACAATCCAAAACCTGCATAAATAATCTGTTATAATCGTCCTTATGGAATTTATAATTGGATTTTTTCTAGGTTATTTTTTAAAAGAAATTAGTTCTTATCTTAAAAGATTAAGTAACTACGACCTAGATAGTAATGTAAATAAGGAATGGGACTGGCTGTCCCATGACGACTTACCATAATGTCTCATTCAGACAACTACACACAGAAAGAAATTATCGAAATGATATTTAAAAAGCTTGATGACATTGAGCAAAAGCTAGACACTAAATTAGATAAGGCAGAATTTTATAAAGTATTAACATTAGCAGTTGCTATAGGTGGAGTAGTCGCAGCAATCGTAATGTAATGCTGTTTAAACAAGCAGCAATAACCCTTGTATTGTTTATTCTTTTACCTTCTACTGTATTAGCAGAGGAAGTACCTGGCGAAGTAACAGTCAATGAAGACTTTAGTGATAGCACTTATCAATCAGGTTTAACTATTAGTGGTGGTAATCAAGCTGCCTATATTTACACTAATGAACAAGATAGATATGGAACTACAGGAGCTTCATTAGCAATAACAAGTGGTACTTATTTGTTTGAATTTGCAGAAGATGTATATGAAGTAGGTTTTATTGTAGGTGCAGTAAATAATGCTTGGTCTATTAAGTGGTATTACGCTGATGGAACAGATGAAACTGTAAATAAAAATGCACAAAACAATGGAAACTTAGCAACAATGTATGAAACTATTTACAAGTCATACACTGACTACAATGCTGTAGCAGAAAACACAGATAAATTTATTACAAAGTTTGAAATTATATTAACTGATATATCTGTATTAGACACACTGTACTGGCAGTATGTAGAGATACCCATTACAACTACTACATCTAGCACCACTACTACAACTACATCTACTACAACGACTACTACAACAACTGTACCTCCTAAGCCTGAACCGGAACCTGAACCTTACATACCACCACCGCCACCACCTACACCACAAGAGATTATTGTTGATGTAAAAGTAGAAGGTGTTGACAAGACTTATACACAAGCAGATGTCAATGATGGAACTATAGAGCGTGACCAGGAGCGTGTAAATAATGAAGCTGAGTTTGGTTGCTTTATGACTGATGCACAAATAGAGCGTGGTGATTGTGTAATCATAATAGAAGAGGTAGAAGTTTTTGAAGATGATATTATAGAAGAAGAGGTAATCAATGAAGAAATTAAAGAAGATGTGGAAGTCATCGTTCCTAAGAATGATGTTGATGTACTCGACCCACCTAAAGAGGAAGTTGTTGAAGATGCAATTGTGGAGTTTGAAGAACTCCCTATTGAGTTCGAGATTATTGAATTTGATTTGGAAGATATTGCACCCGAAATCGTGGTGGAAATACCAATACAAGATGAAGAACTAGAGGAGGTTATAGATGAAGAAATTAAAGAGGATGTCAAGGAAGTTTTGGATGAGCCGATACAGGAAGTTGTTAGTGAAGATACGCCAACCACTACACTACCGAGAGTGGAAGAGGAAGAACCCTTAGAGCTTACTAAAGTAGAAGAGATTGTAGTAGAAGAAGCTACTGTTGAAGAAGTTGTTGAAGTACTAGAACAAGTAAATGATATTGGTGTACAGAACCTAGACCAAGCTACAGAAGAAGTACAAGAGATAGTACAAGCTGTTGTTGAGGAAGCTATTGCAGATGTTGAAGAGCTTACTGAAGAACAGGTAGAAGTTGTCGCTGAAATATTACAAGTAGAAACAGAGGATGTAGCTATCATTGCTGAAGCAATTAAGGATGATGAAGTCATAGCTGAAGCTGTTGAAGAGTATGTAGCTAGAGCAGTAGAGAACACAGATGTAGAGAACTACACCCTTGCTGATGTTGTTACAGAGGTACAGTTCGAAAACTTTATAGAAAATCCTATACAAACTTTTATAGATATAGACATACAAGAAATAAATCTTTCGGAAATAGGTGACGACATGACACAAGACCAACGAGAAAAAGCACAAGAAGTTGTAGTGCCAGTTATTCTGACTAGAATAGTATCTATGGCGGCTTTTGTATTTAGGAGAGGCAATGTTTAAACAAGTAGGCAACTGGATAATTAAAGTAATTAAGGAAACACTTAACCTTAGTTGGACTTTAGTTGGTTTAGTTATTGCCACATTAACACTTACTGGTTCTGCACAACAAGTTACAGGACTTGCTACACTGATTACACTAGCTATATGGTTACTAACTATTAGCTTTAGACAAGGAGATTAACATGGATTGTTGTGGTGGCGGCTGTTGTGGCGGCAAATAAAGAAGGGTTCTGTACTCCCAAGCAGAATAAAAATGGAACTTGGGTAACTATATGTAACTGCAAGTATGGTAGTTATTCACATGAGGAGGATAAATGAAATTACAAGTAGTAAGAACACAGTTCGGTAAGGATGCAACGAATGGTTTGCTCTTTATAGATGGTAAGTTTGAGTGCTATACACTTGAAGACCAGTATCAAGCAGTCAAAGTAATGCACGAAACTTGCATACCCGAAGGCGAATACGATATAGAGTTTAGAAAAACAGGTGGTTTTCACACAAGATACTCTGCTAAATATGGCAACTCACACTATGGAATGTTACATCTACAAGATGTGCCAGGATTTTCTCTCATATTAATCCACTCCGGGAACACCGATGAGCATACCAGTGGGTGTCTCATTGTCGGGGAAACTCAGCAAGACTTAGACCTCGGTAAAGATGGGTTCGTTGGCCAAAGTGTAAAGGCCTACAAAGCTATGTATAGAAAAGTTGCTAACGAATTACTACAAGGTAAGAAGGTAAGCATTGAGTATACAACTATACAACAACTCTTAAAGAAGGACTTAGATGACGCTAGTTTAACAGATGTTATTGTAGCTAAGGATGTTATGGAGAAATTAAATGAGATTAATGGTGGTGTCATAGCATTAAACGCTAAGATTAAAGGTAGAGTAATAAGCTAATGTTTGAAAAATTTAAAAGAAAAAGAAAATCTGATGGGACATTCAAGAAGGATGTAGCGTGGACCCCTTGGAATGAAGCATGGAGTTACAAAATGAGCCAAGAATATAAAGATGTTCTTAGTAAAACTGTTTGGACTTTTGTTGAAGCATTCATATCTGCGTTAACTGTTGCACCATTAGTTGGTGTTGACGCTAATGCAGTACAACTCAGCGCCTTATCCGGTGGAGCTGCTGCACTTGTAGTAGTGAAAGAGTTTGCTAAAAAACAAATAGGACCAAAACCTACAAAAGCATCCAAGTAAATACATAGGTAATTCAATATCTGTTATATACTAAATGTAGTATATGAAAGGTGGAAACATGCCTAAGAAAAAAACATCTAAGAAAACAGCTATACCTGCAGAGAATGGTAATAACTTTTACAAAGCAGGGTGGCAACCTTCTATTGATATAGACCCTAACACAGGTAAGGGTGAACTTGTACATGTAGGTACAGACCCTAACTATGAGAATGACTTCGATAACATTCTAAAGAACTGGGGATTTGACCCAAAGATATACGAAATAGATGGCATCTTAAAAGTATCTTCCTGGAATGCACAGCTCAAAGGCGGTATCGTTGAAACCTTTCACGCATTTAAAGGAACTATACGCAGGAAATCAGCCACACATGACAAGCATTATGACGCATTGTTTAAACAAGCAGTAAAGAAGCCGGCATTAACTAAACGAAATCTATTCGGTGGTGATACAGCCATGTTATTTATGATGAGTGACTGGCAACTCGGCAAGGATGACTATGGAGTTGAGGCTACAATAGCTAGATATGATGTAGCATTGCAGGATGCAGTCAAGCTACTAAAGAACTATCGTAAGATGGGAATGAAGATTGACGAAGTATTTCTAGTAGGAATGGGTGACTTGACAGAAGGGTGTTCTAAGTTCTTTT